TGGATACACCACAACCGAAGGCTCAGGTGGAAACTACGTCGCACTCGGCGCCAGCACGCCGGGCCGACGTTTGTACATCTCGCCAAACAACGACATCTTCATCTCGTTCAATTCGCTCGGCACGAACGCGATTCGGCTCGCCGGCGGCGCACTTGCTCGGTACGACCTCGGCGTCACCGATCCGTCATTGTTGTTCGTTCGTGCGCAGGGCGCTTCAGCAACACAGGTCTCGGTATTTACGCTCGACGCGGGGGAGTCCTAATCATGGCTGTCGTTCTCGAAGGCTACAACGCTGCCGTCTCGACTTCGTATACAACGCTTTCATCGAGCACAACGCCTCGCAGCATCGTGATTCAGTGCCGAAACAACGTGTTCGTGAGGACCACGAAATCGGCCACGTTCATGGTCGTGCTCGGCGAAACCACGGGCTCGACTGTAGATCTCGGCGTGCAGCCGCCGAATGAGATCCAGGTTGCAGCGATCAGCGGCACGGCTGAAGTTTCAATGTGGTCCCTCCATCCAGGGGAGCGTCGATGACATTCGCGGAACTTGCACAACTTGTTTCGCCATTCGTGGCCGTGCTCGGTGCGAGTGCGTGGTTGCATGGCACGATCGCAAGCCTACGCGAGACAATCGCGATGCTGAGTGAACGAGTTCGATATCTCGAAGCCGAGGTTGAGCGCCTCAGGGGGGGTAAATGAGTTGGAGAACTACCACAGCGGGTATCGCTGCGATCGTCGCCGCTATCGCCACCGCAGTCGTCGCGTTATTCGACGCCGACCCACTTACTACGCCTGATTGGGGCGCCGTCGCAGCCGCGTTCATGGCTGGCGTCGGCTTGCTCGCAGCACGAGATAACAAAGTCTCGAGCGAGCAAGCGGGCGCAAAGTGATCTATGAGATCATTCGCGCTGTCATCGATTCGATTATCAAGTGGCTTTCAACGCCTCGCGTGGTACGCGTTGTGGGTGGCGGCGCTCGCGTCGCTGAACGCGTGCGGGCCGCAATACGTGCGCGCACCCGACAGCCCGATGCTGATTCTCGAGGGCAAGGGCAGCGTGAGAGTCGCGATGCTCGACGGTGAAGACATGGTCGACGTCGGCTGGATCGACGCCGAGGAGCTCGAAGGGCAGACCGTGGTTCAATACGATTGGAGCGAGCCACAGTGAGTTTGCAACGTTCATGCTGCTGCGGTGAGCCCGAGATTTGCACGGTCTGTGAGTGCAACACGTCGTACGCAGTGAGTGGCATCAACTTGTCGTACCAGTTCCAGCGTTACAAGACGAACGCAAATCAGTCTTGCACGTGTCGGTACTACGAGTACAACCTAGTGCTCTCGTTCACGCCGGCGACGGCTGTGGTTGTTACGAAGGTTGCGGGTGGCGGCTGCTGCTACCGCGGACGCTTTACTGTAAACGTGACAGGCTTCCTAGATTTGTTGCAGCACTACGACAGCGGTTCCTATTGCCCGCCGAAACTTGACTTACAGAACGCGTACCAAATCAGCACGACGACGTGCGCATGCATCACGGTCGTATGCAACTCCAAAACGGACGTTTGCAACGGGCGAAGCCGAGCGCAAAGTCTCGTGCACACGATCGAGATTGGCGACTTCGAGATTGAGTGCAACGCAAATCTCATCACTGCCGGCGACTGCGATTCGTGCTCACAATCCGGCAGTTACCAACTTCGATGTCTCGGCGGACGTTTCCAATACAGCACCGACGTCGGATGTCTGAGCAGTCTTTCCGGCGTTGCGTTTATGGGTTTCCATGGCAACACACAGCAATACTGCGGCACAGGTGGACCCGTCGAGAATCCGGGCGCGTGCTATTTGAACCTTGAATCCTCCATCGCGAACGTCGGTCCGTTCGCCGTGTTTGCGGAGGAAGAGTGCGATACCGGCGCGCCTGACGTCTCGTGCACGGATCCGCTCATCACTTCGACGGCAGCGCGAACGTTCGACCCGTCGTGGGCGGAAAGTCTGCGCGTGTCACTCCAAAGCCCGTGCGGCTCAACCGATTGGTCTGGTCGTCTTTTTCCATTGAGCATCTGCCCCGATGAATACGACATCCTGCAAAGTGGCGCCCCCGGGTTCTGGAACTACCTGTAGCCACTACAAAGCCAACCGATGCACCAACCCGCTCGCGTTGCCGCTCTACGGCGACCGACCGAGCGCGGGTATCTGCCGGCAGTGCGAGCATTACCGCGGGATTCCCCGCGGGCTCGGCGACGTCATCGAGACCGCAGCACGGTTCCTCGGTATCAAGCGAGCGGTAAAGACCGTCGAGCGTGTCACAGGCAAGCAGTGCAACTGCCCTGAACGCCGGCGGGCGTTGAATGAGAAGTTTCCAACTTCGGCTAATGGAGGCATTGACGAAACGCCGAAAGAGTCGTAACGTCAATACCTCACCGCGGCCAAGCCGCAGAAAGCCACATCATGGAAGGTAACGAAACGCCGAGAGAACGCCTGAAGGGCCAACCCGTATGGGTCAAGTTGGACCAGTACGCGCGGTTGCGTGCGCTCGCCGACAAGGACGGCAAGCCGCTTGCTGCGCACGCTCGCCGAGCCATCGAACTCTACTTGCGCCGAGCCGAGCGCAAGGGCCAAACGATCGAGGTGCGCGCATGACTTGGGCTCTATTCGTGCTCGTGTTTGCAGCGCTCGCCGGTGCCGTCGATTGGAGGGATTCCAAATGAGCGGCGACATCGACATTGTTGATCGTCTCAGGATCAACTGGACATCCCTTACCTACAAGCAGAACGCGGAGCGAAATGAAGCCGCCGACGAAATCGAGCGGCTGCGTGGAGTGCTGCACCTTTCCTGTATTGACATTTTCAACACGACCGCCGAGCGCGATGAGGCGCGGCGTGAAGCGTGTCTTTTCAAATCTCGTCGGAAAAATGGAGTCATGTCGCCAATGGAAATCGCTCGTTTGCGAGGTTGGGACTGCTTTAAGGAGAAAAAATGAGCGGCCAAACCACCCAACAACAACGCGACGAGCACTGGCGAGAAGGTAGCGACGTCTATCAGCACTGCTACGCGTTTCATCATCGCGTACTGCCGACGGCTCAGCGCACGCCGGACGCCGACGATGAGGCCGACGCGCTCTACTACTACGCTCGGGTGAATGAGGCGGCCGATCGGAAACTCGCCGAAGCGCTTCGCCGTGGGGCCGCTCGGATTCGAGCGCTCGAAGCGGCGTTGTTCGCGAAGACCACACCAACGGAAGGGAAGCCGGAATGAGGCCAAAAAACGAAGCCATTCGGCTCATTACGAATGACAAGTATCAGGCGCAGTTGTTGTGTCCGCACTGCGGTCAAGAGCACGTGCACCAAGTAGCCGCGGCCAATCAATTTGTGGAATCACCCAAAGATTCCGTGTTCGGTAAGACCATCGCCGTTTTTGGGTGCGAGTGCTGCCCAGGAATTAGCGCACTCATTTTGTGGCATCACAAAGGGATGGTCTTTTTTGAACTTAGGCAGATGCGAGCCCTGCGAGCGGTAACACCAGATCCTTCGTTGCCGTTCGTGAACTTGGAGGGATTCCCGAATGGGTGAACTAACAAAAGCGCTTGCAGCGGCGGCCGTGCAGTTGACCGACCCGCCAGCGCTCGCCAAGAACGCGCACTTCGGCCAACCGTACGCCGACCTGAAAGCCGTCGTGCAGTCACTGCGGCAACCGCTCGCCAAGAATGGCCTGTCGGTTGTCCAAAGCCCTGCGGTGCGGATCGAGGGTGATCGGCGCATTCTCGACCTCACGACCCGTATCAGCCATGCCAGCGGTGAATCGGCCGAGTTTGTGTGCTCGTGGCCGTTGCCGCCGACGGCAAACATCCAACAACTGGGCGCGGCAATCACCTACCTTCGCCGCTATACCCTGTGCAGTCTCTTCAACGTGGTAGGTGATCCGGACGACGACGCCGAAGTCATCGTTGCGCCAACTCGAAAGGAAAGACATTGACCATCCAACAGCAAATTGAAGCGCTCGAAACCGTGCTTGCGAAACTCAAAGCACAGGTTTCGTCCGATCCGGCAAAGCGACCAACTCGACCACAAGAGCCAACGACCGATCTCAGCGTCAAGGTCGAAACGTGGAAGGTTGGAACTTCGAAGAACACAGGCAAGGCGTGGGCGAAGCTTGTGGACACGAACGGCGACGAGTTTCTCGTGTTTGACGCTGACGTGATCAACGCCATGGACCCACTCTTTCCGTCGGACGTCGTGATGTTGCAAACCACTAAGTTCACCGACAAGGCTGGCAAGTCAGCCACCAAGGTTGTCGGGTATAGTTTGCTTTCTCGCGGTGAGCGATCCGCTCGCGACCAGCGAGACATCCAGCGCGACGAAGTTCCCTTCTAAGCATCTTTCCATTCCCGCGACAACCCACGTGCACCCGCGTGGGTTGTTGTTCAACCAAAGGAAGAAAATGAGAATCCCCCCCCATACCCCCCCCTTGCACCCCCTTGACAGCGCGGTTACGCTCTGCCGCAGCGCAAGCGGAGGCGTGAGCGCGAAGCCTCAGCGAAGCAGTCGAACGCCGACAGTCTTGCGCAAGAGTCTGAGCGTAAACCAGCGCTTGTCTGCGGGTGTGCTCACAAGGGAGGTGCAACGATGAACATCGTTGAATCTGCCAACTGGCACAACAAGCGGAACGAACTGTTTCGCAAGTCAAACGGCTCAATCATCCAACTTGATCGGGAAACCACGACGGCAATCGCTGAGGCGTTGCCGTCGATGGACTTTGAACGAGCAATGCGAGCGCTCGCGGAATATCGCGAGCGAAAGCCATTCCGAGGGTTTTGGTGGAATGACTTCCTGAGCGCATATGAGCGGGACGAGACAGCGGCTTCGGCTAAAGCCGCCGCTGCTCGCCCGCCGAGCGATCACGAAGAGCGGTTGAATATGCAAGCGAGGTTTGAGCAACGGCAAGAGGTGCAAGACTTCAACGCGTTGCCGATTGAGTTCGTGGCTGAGTGTCGAACGAAGTACTCCAACTGGGGGATACCGATCGACCCAACGCATCGAGGTTGGCGGCTGCTCTGTATTGACGCTTTCGCGGGAAGGGACGTGAACCCTTACCGCGTGCACGACAAACGCGAGCGCAAGCAAGCCGCCGTGCAGCCATTGACAGAGAGCCAGCGCAACAACCTGATCGAATCGCTGCGAATGGAAAATTGGTTGTTGCGGGTCGAACTTGACCCCTACGTTGACGCTGAGCCGCTACCTTTCTGACCGAGCCCCTTTCTTGTTGCAGACGCCGCCGACCATGGCGGCGTTTGCATTTAGTGCAACGTGCTACACTGTGCATATGAACAGCCGAGCGAAGGGGAAACGAGCCGAGTTGGAAGCCGCCTTACTGCTCACGCAAATGGGGCTGAAGTCTCGCCGAAGCGCTCAATACTGCGGCTCCAACGGTGACGCCGATTTGGTGCTTGACGCCAACCTTCACGTGGAGGTCAAGTTCCAAGAGCAGATGCACCCGTATCGGTGGATGGAACAGGCCATTCGGGACAGCGCCAAGACTAGGCGCAAGCCGATCGTCTTGTGCCGTCGTACCCGTTCGCCGTGGCTGGTGATCGTTCAGGCCAGTGACCTAATCGCCGTATGTCGGGAGGTGCTAGATGGCATCGTTCGTGCACAGGTTGCAGATACCCACCATTCCCTTCAAGGAACGGAATCGCAGCGAGAGGCTACGTGAACTGGGTATCAATACTGGGTGGAAGTGGCGCAAGTTCAGGAACCAACTGTTGGCAGCGTCGCCGTTGTGCGCTCGATGCGCTCGGCTCGGTGAGGTTGTGCACCACGTCGTGCCGCGTCACGTGGCGCCTGAGCGTATGTACGACGTCACCAATTGCCAGGTCTTGTGCAACCGATGTCACGATGAGGTGCACGGCAAACGTCACACCTGAACGGCCCATATACCGAACAGCCTATTAAAGACGTCCAATAGGCCGCAGAGTGGGGGGGTAAGCCTTCAAAAAGGCCACCTCCGACGTCCCACCATCGCTACACGTACAAAAAAACGCATTTAGTCCATGGTCGAACCCGAAGCCACCGTCCGTCAATACGCCGCCGACGTCGTGAGCGGCCGAATCCCCGCCGGCAAGTGGGTCTACGCTGCGTGCTCTCGCTTCAATCGAGACCTCGAGCGCACCGATATCGTGCTCGAGTGGAAGCGCGTCGCCGACGCATTCGAGTTCATCGGCGGGCTGTCGCTGGTGGGTGAGGCCGACGGCGAGCCGTTCAAGTTGCACCCGTGGCAATCGTTCATCGTGGCTAACCTCGTCGGCTGGCGCACTGTGGAGGGCCGCCGACGGTTCACGATGGGGATCATTCAAGTGGCGCGTGGCAACGGCAAGACGACGCTCATGGCGGCGCTCGGGCTCTACGACTTCATGAGCGGCGCCGGCAAAAGAGTGCACGTGCTCGCAAACAAGGTCGAGCAAGCGCAGATCCTCGTCGACACCGCGCGCACGATGGCGCGTCGGCTCGACGATCCGAGCGTGAAGGTCAAGATGTCCGACCTAACGCGGCCGGATGAGGACTGCGAGTTCAACGCATTGACGTCGCGTGAGTCGTCGCTTGACGGTCTGAACCCGTCGCTGTGGATCGCCGACGAAGCCGCGGAGTACCGCGGGAGCGTCTTAAACAAACTGATTACGACCGGGATGAAGCGCAAGGAAACGCTCGGCGTCATCATCTCGACGCCTGGCAGCAACACGGAAAGCCACTACGAAACGCTTTGCTCGGGCGCTCGGGCCGTGCTCTCGGGAGAAGCTGAGGACGATGCGACGTTCGCCATGCTCTACGGCATCGATCAGAACGACGACATCGCCGATGAGGCGGCGTGGCCAAAGGCGAATCCTGGCATGCAGTACGGGCAACCGGACGCGGCCAGCATCCGCCGGCTCTACAACACGATGAAACGAGATCCGGGCCAGCGCTCAGAATTCTGCCGCTATCACTGCGCTCGGCTCAACGAGGACGTCGGCGGGTGGCTCGAAATGTCGTACTGGCCGACGGCAACCGTGGTCGATTGGGGCGCTCAACGCAAGCGGCAAGCGTGGGTCGGCATTGACTTGAGCAAGTCGCTCGACATGTCGGCCGTCGTTGTGGCGATCCCCCAAGAGAACGGCAACATCTTGCTCCGTGGCCACTACTGGTGGCCGAGAGCGAACGTGGCGCAGCGCGAACTGGATTACCGCATGCCGATCCGCCGCTACGCTGACGAAGGCAAGATCAACTTGACGCCGGGCGCCGAGATCGATCACGAAGCCATAGCACAGAAGATGGCCGAGATTATCGCGGAATTCGACGTGCAACTTGTCGGATATGACCGCTGGGGGGCGTCGTACCTAGCGCAGCGGCTTGCCGAAATCGGTGCGCCGATCCAAGCCTACAGCATGGGGTCGAGCACGTTCGCGCCGGGCTGCCAGTTGTTTCAGAACTTGTGGGTCGGGCGCAAGTTGGTGATCGGCGACGATCCGATCCTGCGGCGCGCGTGCGCCGAAGCCATCCCGAGAACGGGGATGACCGGCTACGTGCGACCCGAGAAGCCGAGAGACCACAGCGCCATTGACCCGCTGGTGGCTTCGATCATGGCCGTGCATTGCTGGGGAGGAAAGCGCAGCAGTTGTTACGAATCCGAAGTTTAGTCCGAGACACGACGGCAGAAACTTGTCGCAATGCGCAACATGTTGCGCAGTCTGCTACAGCGTTGGTTGGGGCACTGGGGGACGCACGGCGTCATCCTCCCGACGTCGTTTGACGTCGCGGGTATGCCAACGATCACGCCGGGCACGGCGCTCGCATATACGCCCGTCTACCGCGCGGCCTCGCTCATCGCCAACGACGTGGCACGCGTGCCGCTCGACGTGAGCGAGCGCACCGCGAACGCGTTGTTGCAGCAACCTAACCGATGGCAAAACGGCTTCGAGTTCCGTCGAGCGCTCACGATGCAAGCGCTGTTGTACGGCAACGCGTTCGCCGTGATCAACCGCACGCTCGGCGGCGAGTTGCTTGAGTTGCTTCCGCTCGACATCGAAAGCGTGTCGCTCGATCTCACGAAGCCTGAGCCGGTCTACAAGACGCGGCTCTACGGTGACGTGCCGATGTCCTCGATGCTGCACCTACGTGCCGTCGGCCTCGATGGCTTGTGGGGTGAGTCGCCAGTTCGATTGTGTCGCACGTCGTTGCAGATTCTCGCTTCGCAAGAAAACTCACAACTCGAAGTAATGAAGAACGCGGGCAACCCGAAGTTGGCGTTCGTGCATCCGGGCCCGCTGAGCGAAGGCGCTCGGCAGTCCATCAGCGAGAAGTTCTTGCAGCATCATGCTGGCGCCGAGAACGCGGGCAAGCCGCTCGTGCTCGCCGAAGGCATGCGCGTCGAGCGGATTAGCAGCACGCTCGACGACGCTGGCATCGCCGCGGCTCGACGCTACAGCGTTGAAGACGTCTCGCGCATCTATGGCGTGCCGACGTCGTACCTGAGCGAGCACAGTGCGAACGCGTACGGCTCGATGGAATGGCTGTCTCGCATGTACGTGGACGCGTGCCTACAGCACTGGTTCTCGACGTGGGCGGCCGAGATCGTGGCCAAACTCGCACCGTTCGGAGAAGCGACGTTCGACGCTGACATGATCTCTCGGCCGTCGCTTGCCGAGCAAATGGCAGCACTCCGCACTGGCGTTGAGTCGGGCGTGATCACGCGCAACGAAGCGCGCGGGTACCTGAACCTTGCGCCGCTCGACGGGCTCGATGATCCGATCCTCGCCAAGAACATGGGCACGGGCGGCGGCACTACCAACATCGGCGCTGACACCAGCGCGGGGAGCGTCGATGACTTCGCTTGAACGTCGCAGCGTCACCATCGGTGCAACAGCGGGACGCACGCTCTCAGGGCTCGCGATTCCGTACGGCAAGTGGTCGCGTGAGATCAGCGAGCCGTTTAACCCGCAGTTCCGAGAGCGCATCGCGCGTGGCGCATTTGGCGACCTTGCCGGCGCCGACATCAAACTGTTGTTTAACCACAACGCAAGCGCGTTGCTCGCTCGCACGCGCAGCGGCACGCTCACGCTCAACGACACCGCGAGCGGACTGCGCTTCACCGCGGATCTCGCCGAGACGAGCGTCGGCAACGACGTGCGCGCGTTGCTCGAGCGCGGAGACCTGAGCGGAGAGATGTCGTTTGGCTTCTACGTCGATCGCGACGAGTGGAACCCGCGACGCACCGAACGCACCGTCACCGCGGCTCGACTCGTCGAGCTCAGCGTTGTTGTCGATGCCGCGTACGGCGACAAGACCTCATCGAGCCTGCGGAGTGTTTCCGCGGCTGCCATTGAAGCCGCGGCGCTGCGGCTCGAGATTCACAAGCACAGGATGCACCATGTCTGACGAACTGAACACGATTGAGAACACCGT